TATGTTTCTGGTGATGCTAATAATATTATTAAAGGAAATACCAGCTCTACTATCGGTGGTAATTCTGAATGGATTGTTGGAAGAGAACATCAGGTTTCTGCCGAAAGCAAGCTTATTATGACTACCACAGATCTGAATATTGGTGCATCTAATATGACCATCGCTGGTGATTCAGGTACTATTGGCGGTGAGAATATTATTATGTACAATTATAATATGTACACTGGTCATTCTATAGATGCCGGCGATACAATTACTGTTCCTGTTGTATATGGAGATTTAGAGGGTACGGCGCGCCGGGCAGTAAATGCTGATACAGCACATAGTCAATCATATGGAGATTTCCATGGTGATGTCGGATCCTCTCCTGGATATACGGTAGATAATACACCTGTAGATCCAAAGGCGACAGTATTGCCAACAAATAGTGTTATTAAAAATGACTGGTTTAATTCTCAATATGGATTATTTAGAGTTGCTATTGATGCTGGTAATTTAATCTATAATACTATCAATAGGGTATTCGATTATAATGGTGTATCTGAAAGAACTTTAAATCTTCAACAGGTAAGATCTAAATTGAGAGATATTTCCAATCAGACTAATACTAAATTTATTGGCGCTGCAATTTCTGAAGGCATTCTTAGTTCAAAGTATGCAAGTAAAGTTCCAGTCAATATTGGTGATACGGTTCATAATGATCCTACTCCACGTAATCCAAATCCAAAAGAAGTGTTTGGAAGATTAAAAGGAGCTGAAGCAAATAGATACTCTGGTTCTGTTATGAATAAAGAGTTAGTTGTATCAGTTAATCCTGTTTATGATCCTATGAATAAAAGTGTTATTAATAGTAAAACTAAATTGGCAAGAGGTATTACTATTTCAAAATTCCTAGGAGGATACGGAGATTCTATTACTCTAGATCATATGAATCAAGCAACGCGTTTAGAAACAGCAAAGAATTTATATCTTCACGGACAGTTAATGAGATCTGTTATGGAAGATGAGGGAGAATTTGATGAATTTAGATTAGTTGTTGCTGAAGGAGTCTATAAGAAAAGTGATAGTGAAACAGTAACACCAGGAAGTATTAATGATTTGGCACAAACTGGAAGAGCGATTGTCTATGAATTGCGAGGTAGAAACGGTAAGATTGCACTGAAGCAAACATTTAGACTTGCCTCTTGGTGGAAAGATAGTCAACAGTATGAAAAAATGATTTTAGATTATGACACATATAATCCAAATGGAAGCTTAAATGCACAAATCATTGTAATAATGCCACAACTTACTAATGGATATTCTACTCGGTTTACTAATAAAATTGAAACTAGATTTAATAATTATGTACAAAGTACAAATGAACTCATAGAGATCCTGGAAACTTGAATAAATAGTAGTAATAATTTATAGAGAGAAAAATGGCTACAAGAGCATTTGCAGTAGAAGATGGTAATTTAAGTAATAAATCGATTATTACAACAAAAAAAGTTGCATATAAAGATATCGATTTAACGTTTGCTGCCAAACCATCCGGGGACATCTATAAAAAAGAAGATGCTGCAGCTGTCAAACAGTCTGTAAAAAATATTCTTATGACTAATGTTATGGAGAAACCGTTTAATACTTCTTATGGCGGAAATCTAAACGACTTTTTGTTTGAACTTGATACTGAAATCGAAGCAGACATTTTAAGAGATAGAATATTTGAAACAATTGCTCTTCATGAACCAAGAGCATTAGTAAGAAAAGTTGAAATCTTTGATTTTCCAGAAAGAAATGAAGTAACGGTTTCAATTCAATTTCAGGTATTAAATGCAGTAGAACCTATCACTTTAGAACTATCATTAATGAGGCTTAGATAAATGGCAACTACCACAAAATCATCAGATCTAGACTTTGATACTATCAAAGCTAGGCTTAAAGATCACTTAAAAAATCAGCCTCAATTTAATGCATATAATTTTGAAGGTGCGGGCCTTTCTAATTTATTGGATGTCCTTGCATACAATTCACATATCAATGCGCTTAACGCAAACTTTGCGTTGAATGAAGCATTTCTCTCAACAGCACAATTAAGAAGTTCTGTAGTATCTCACGCTCAAACACTGGGTTATGAAATTCGTTCTGTCACTGCATCAAGAGCTTTGGTTAATCTTACACTGAATTTAACTGGCGTAGCCGGTAGACCTGTTAATATTACTATCCCTAGAAACACTACTTTTACTTCTAGTGTTGATGGTATAACATATACATTTAGAACATTAGAACAATATACAGCAAGAGATAATGGTTCCGGAACATATGCATTCCTCACTACAGGTGGATCAGCGGATATTCCTATTTTTGAGGGTGTAGAGAAAACAAAAACGTTTATTGTCGGTCAAAAAGATGAGAGACAAATTTATGTTATTCCTGATGACACTATTGATAAATCTACAGCTGTAGTTAGAGTATACTCTTCAGTAACATCAAGCGACTATTCAACATATCTGCCTTTGTCACAAGCTGTTATTATTGATGAAACAGCAAAGTTTTTTAGTATTAACGAAGTTCCTAATGGTTATTATGAATTAAACTTTGGTGATGGAACATCGTTCGGTAAATCACCTGAACCCGGTGAAAAAATTGTAGTTACATATTTGTCATCAAAGGGCGCAAATGCAAATAATGCAACAGTATTTAATCCGACTTCTCAAGTAAGAGTTAATGGAATTGATTATGTCATATCAACCGTAACATCTAGTGAATCTACTGGTGGTGCAGATAGACAATCGATTGAATCTGTAAAGCAGCTAGCGCCAATAGCATATGCCTCTCAAAAAAGACTTGTAACATCTTTGGATTATAAAGCAATTATTGAGTCTAACTTTTCTCAGGTAAGAGAAGCTGCTGTTTGGTCAGGCGATCAAAATATACCTATTGATTATGGTAGAGTTTATATATCATTAAATTATGCAGCAAATACCCCAGCCGCAACAAAACAAGCAGTACAGGATGCCATTGTAAATAACTTTACTACTAACCTGTCAGTGATGTCAATTAAGCCTAAATTTGTAGAACCCGAAGAAGTATTCCTTGCGCTTACTGTTAATTTTAATTTTGACCCAGCTTTAACAGGTAACACTACTGCTACAACAGAGGATAATGTATTCAATTTTATCGATAATTACTTTACTACTAATTTGTCGACATTTGGTGCAGTATTTAGAAAATCTAATTTAGCTACAGAGATCGACGCTTTTGACGAATCGATTCTTTCCACAAGAATGGACATTAAAGTTCAAATGAGAAAAGAAATTGATACAGCAATCAATAATACATTTGATCTCGATTTTCCTTGTCAAATTGCTGAAGCTGATGATGTATTCTATAGAATTCAATCTACTACCTTTGAATTTAAAGGACAAATTTGTAGAATTAAAAATAGACTTAATTCAAATACACTTTCAATTTTGAATTTGGCTGATGCTGTTATGCAAGACAACGTTGGAAGTTATAATAGACTTACTGGTAAAGTTTCAATTGTAGGATTTAAGCCGACAAGAATGACATCAGGCGGTAACACAATTCGAATTGATGCAGTTCCAGCAATTGAAGGAACAATTAAACCATTAAGAAATTATATTCTAAAATTTGAAAAAGATGAGTCATCTACAAACGCAATTATCGATAGACAAACCCCTTCACTTGAAATTACAATCTAATGGAAACTTTAAAAGACTATAATAGATTAGCAATTAACTTTCGAAAAAGTTATGTACAAGAAGTATTGCCTGAATATTTTCAGGAATCATATCCTGCTATCATTAGTTTTTTAGAAGGCTATTATGAATATTTAGACTCTGATGAACAATGGGGCGGCGGGTTAAACGAATTAATTACTATTAGAGATTTCGAAGATACAACACTCGAAAGACTAAATTTTGTTTTATCAGAAATTGGATTAGGTGTTTCAAGTGGAAGATTTACTTTCCCACGCGAAGTATTAAGAAACTTTGGTAATTTTTTTAGAGTTAAAGGATCTGAATATTCTGCATACGGTTTCTTTAGAGCGTTTTTTAATGACAATGATATTGAATTAATATATCCTAAAGAAAGTTTATTTAGAGTAGGACAATCTTTAATTGGACCAGATGATGGGTATACCATTCAAGATGGCGGTATATACCAAATTTTTTCTATTATCGTTAAATCTGGTAAACCGATTTCAGAATGGGAAGCCCTTTGGAGAAAGTATGTCCATCCTTCAGGTTTCCATCTAGGCGCTGAAGTTTTAATCATTGGTAAAGATCAACTTAGTTTTGGTACAGCAGATGAATTTGCACTTGTATATGATCCTTACAAAGTCCATAGTTCTGTACAGTATAACTATGTAGCAGAAGGTGAAATAACCGGTCTATACCAAGACAACGAGCTTTATGCGCCTGAGCCAGTGAAAGCTCAAACTGCAATATGGAGCTATATGATACCTGGGTATATACAATGGGGCTATGTACTTGCAGAAGATGATGAAGATAAAGCACGTGAAAGATTAGATGTTTACAAAACGCCTGTTGCATATGGAATTACTGCTACTATTAATCAAGTAACAGCAAACTATAATACTATTGATGAATGGGCTGGGTTCCATCTTAAGACTGGAAGTTCATCTGTTAACTTCTCTAATACAAGCAGCTTCTCAACATTCGACCAAGTATATCATGTGCAATATACTGACAGTGATGGTGAAGTTCAGCTGTACAACTATTATAAATAGTTTAAATCGATCATAGGAATAAACAATGGCAAGAAATATAATTGGAATCGGAACTGTTGGCAACGATGGTACAGGTGATGATCTACGCACTGGTGCTACCAAAATCAACAATAACTTTCAAGAAATTTATCAAGATGTTGCACGCCTTAAAGTACTAACGGCAGATTCTGTCGGTGGACTTGATCTAAATGGTATTTCATTTAGTTCAGGAAGTTTAGTGTTTACCGGAGCTGATAGTATTAATTCTAATCCTGCTGATTACAACGATACGTATTTACGTGCCACCGAACCAACCAAAAATAATTATATCAATCTTCCTGATTCTAGCGGCACCATTGCTTTAGTTGAAGATCTTACTACAATTATTGCTTCTGCAAATTCTAAAATCGATTCTGCTGACGCTCTAGCAATTGCAGAGGAAGTCGCTCTTGATTCAAATAATGTAGTATCACTTATTAGAAGTTATTCGGTTGACTCGGCCGAAGCTCTTAACATTGTTTTAAGAAATTCAGTTGATTCTAATGATGTAGTCAGTTTAGTCGATGCAGCATATATTTTAGCAAGAACAGGAAGCGTACTTGATTCTGCTAAAGCTGAGCAGGTTGTATTAAACTATGTAGATTCTAATTTTATTAATTCAGTAGTAGGCACTCTTTATTTAGATTCGATTGAAGCGCAAGCAATAATTGATAGTAATTTTGCATCATTAAATGCTAGCATCGTACCAGCAATAAATGAGTTTATAGATTTAGGAACTGATGCAAAAAAATTCAGAGACGCGTATATTAGAGATCTAATTGTATCACGTGATATAAGTGCGTCTAGATATATTAATATTGATTCAGCGCGCATTGAATACAGATCTGATACAAATAATATTAGATTTAGAGATGTTCGCGGTATAGATTTTATTGATCCTGCTAGCGGTGATAGTGCTAGATTATTTATTAGACCGGGACGAAACGGTCAAACCGCCGCAGTTTTTGGAACTAATCTAACACCGACTCTTAATGAAACATTTGATCTCGGCGATTCTCAGAACAGATGGAATGATTTATATCTGTCAGGCACTACTATCGATTTAGGCGGTGTTAAAATTCAGGCTACAGGCGGTGGCACAGGAATTCAAGTCTTAGATAATGCTGATCAGCAAATTACTTTAGGTGGTGGACTTACAGAAAACCAAGTAAAACTTCTTGCCGATAGCGCCGCCAATGTCGTATCTATGCCAACTGGTCAAATTGGCCAACAGCTTTTTGTTTCGGTCAATAATACAAATACATTTGAAACAAGCTATCTTGTAGATGTTAATGATAAATTTGTAGAAACAGCTGCTGAATTGCAAGAAGAATTGCTTGACGCACCTACTCTACAGGATGTGTTTAATACATGGGATAGATTTTCTCATTCCCCATCTGCTGTCAATGTATATCCGGCAGACTCTTCTGAACAAGCAGCATGGTTCTATGATAACGTAAATAATACGGTATATACAAATGTCAATTCGAGTACGGCGACAGGATTCTTTTCTGCTGACAAATATGAGTCTTATACACATACTGCAACATATTCATCGACAGATGCAGATAATGATATCGCGTTTATGGTTGTCGGATTTGTCGAAGAAGGCGTTGTTGGTCAAGCAGGTTATAGACAGCATACTTTGACAGCTGTTCGACAGTCAGATGGCGCCATCGGTGGTATTGGTACATGGGCACTTGTGTATAATATTTCTCAACACGATCAGGCAATATTAGCAAATGGCTCATCAACAGCAACTGGCAGCGGAGGTTGGAGTCAGTGGAGTGTTGATACAGTAATCTATGCAAGAAAAATTGGCAAAGATCTTACAATTCAAACATCACAGTTTAATAGTAGCACTTTAGATGCAGCTACAACAATCACGTTTGATCTTTCAACTAATGCAAACACAGTAAGATTCTTGGGTCCAGTATCATATGGTTATGGCGCATGGAGCCAAGGCGGCATGACTATTTCTAATATTTCATTTATTCCAGATGATCCAGAATTATTGTATAACTTTGGAGGATCTGCTAGCGGTAATCCAGGCGGTGATGTATATGAATACGATGGAGCTAATCTACAATGGAACCTCAATTCAAGTTTGAGTGTTGCAGATGCGCCGGGTAGATTGTTCCATAATAATAAAACAGGTAGAACATTCTTTACAGACGGCGAGGCTGCATATCCTATCGGAACTGTAAGACAATTTAACGATGTAATTTATTTAAAACCATTAGCAGCCGCTCCTACTGTAAATGAAATCGGTGCGCTAGGTTTGCGCGCAGGAATGTTTGCAACAGCAGATGGAACAAACTGGGATCCCGCGAGTAAGAGTGGATCAGTACCATATCCAGTATTTTGGGATGGCTCAACATGGAACGCATTATACTAAGGAAATAAGAAATGCCAGCGATTATCACATCAGAATTAAGAAAACAAATTGCCAGAGATTTCTTTGATCAATTTTCCACTGGTCAAGATAGATATTAT